CAATGGCGGCGTGATCAACGGTGACTACAGGTGCGGGAGCCGGAACGCCACCACCGCCAGCGGCGGGAAGCGGGTCCAGCAAAATGCGGGATCGGTTCATATTGTCTGGAATTTCTAAGGGGATTTCCGTCTCTGCGGTTGAAACACCGCGCCCGACGCCGACGGAGTCATCAGCGGGAACGGAGACAATGGAGACCTCGTAAGGCTGCCAATCAGTGATTCGGTAGGTGGAATCATCACCCTCCGTCTCGACCAAAAGGGCCCCGTTGACATTGTAACCAACGGAGACTTTCGTGCGGATTCCATCCTGCACGTCCTTGAAAATTTCCTGACCTTGCGGCGAGGACGAGAAGCGCACGGTCGCGTAACCGCGTTCCCCATTGATCTCGGCAGATTCTACAACTCCAATCTGGCAGTCGGAATCATGGTTCAGCAGCAGAGCGGCGCCGTTGTTGAGACGGGAAAGGTCGCATTCGTTTGGACCGAAACCCAAAACCTCAATGCCGAAGTACCGTTTAACCGGCTCCGGAGAGGCAAAAGACAGGCGAACCGTGCGCTTGTCGGCGTCGATCGAGGTAAGATCGAATGAAGCGGCCCGATTCTGCGGGCGAACTTTCAATTTAGCGCGTGCCATCGGGTATCAGATCACCCGGGACGCAAAGAAACACAACCGCGCGTTGTTGTGAGTTACTTGACGGCCGGCTTTTTTGCGGGCGTTGGCTCGTCGGTGGCGGGTTCCTGCGTAGTCATCGGCGACAAGTCGGAGGGATAAACCCCCGCCTCTTCCATCATCGCCTTTTCAACCTTCAACTCGGCAACGATGTCCTCGAAAGATTCCTCGCCGTTCATCTGCTCAATGACGGCGGTACGGCTTGTGAAGCCTTCCTTCACGGCCGCGGCGTACGCTGCCACTTCCTTCTGAGGGTCAACCCACGACCACCGGCGCCCGCGCCATGTGGGTTTGTTGAATTTGTCAAACTTAGCCATCGGCAATGCGACCTGTCCGGTCGTGATCGCCATGGTTAAGAAGTCCTCGAAAACGTCGTCGGCGTAGTGATCTTTGAACCACGCTTGAAGCATCAGGTAACTGTCTCGCTCATCCAAAAGCCCAATTCTGGCGGACGAGTAGTTGACCTGGGAGAGGTCGCCGGTAATCGAGTGGTGAGCAACGCCGCCGGCCATCGCCACACCGCGCATCATTGCCCGATGGAACTCGGCAAATGCCGCGTTCGGGTGGTTCGGGTCCCATGATTGGACCTTCTGCCCTTTAGCCAACTGCTTGAACTGTCCCGGCTCCGAGTTATCAAATTGCGACCCGTCAGCCGCGTACCCGTCGCCGTCGTATTCGGTCGCCTCGTCGTTGGTGATGAAACCCAACTTGCAGGCCGAAACACGCGACGCGACAAGCTCGGCCTCCTCATACGCGCCGAGCATATTGAGTTTCGCCATCGCGGCGTAAAGCCAAGGCACTCCGCGGGTCTGCTGCGGCGCCTCCTGAACAAAAAGATGGATGATTTCGGAGGCGTCAATGCGCTCCGTCGGGACCATGTATTCGGTGCCGTTTCCGGCCACGAAGTCCACTGGGTTCTGGCGGCGCAAATGGTACGCGACAGGCTGATCCCATTGGTTTTTCTCAACACCAAGGCGGATGTAGTTCCCGTTCGGCAACGTGGTGTTGAGTCGCTCGTCCAGGCAGTCCGCCGGGATCAACTGGAGAGCGTATCGGAATGCATTGCCCGGGAATCCCTTGGCTCGTCGGATGAAGGCTTCGCCGTCAATTGCAACGGTGCCGACAACCAGCCGCTCAAACTCTGCGCGGGTGATCGTCTTGGCCGTGGTAAAATTTTTCTTCTTCGAGAACTCCTCGAAACCCTGCTCCATCATCCGGTTGGCCATCTCGTCGTAAACGATTGTGCCGTCGGGCTTGTAGTTGCTGACCGATCGGACGTTCAACCGGAAGCCTTGGGCTCCGACGACATTCTTTCGGACCAGTCGGATGAACTGCCCAAAGTATGGATCGTTCTTTGCCAACTGCCGAGAACGCGCCCGCATGATGCGGAGGTCGCGGAAAAGATCCGTGTCCGGCGATACGTTTTGAATGTTCCAGTCTGCGGTGAGCCGATTAACCGCGGCGGCGCCGTAGGAGCGCACACGCCCCAAGGCCGCGCGTCGGTTGTTTGCTGGAGCGTACCCTAATGCGCGGGCGATTGGATCAAGTAGGCCCATATCAGGAGGGACGAGTAAACCGGGTGTTGATTACGCTTCCGTCACGAAGCCCTCGGGCCTGCCGTTCCGCTCCAAGCTCGCGGTTGTATCGCGCCTGATACCGGACCTCCAAACGGGAAAGCTCGTCCAGCGATCGGTACGACAGTGCGAGCCCGTCAACGCTCATCGAAAGCTCATCCTTCGATGCAGCGCCAAGGATTGCCGCTTGGATGGCGTCCAGCGTGCGCTTGGTGAGCGAGCGAGGGTCCGCTGTGGACGTGTCAGGGTTGGCTGATACTTCTGTTCTCCCCTGTTGGACAACATGAACCTCGGACCCTTTCGTTACACGGGCGTACCAGTACCAATCGGAAGCTGAAAACGTCGCGGAAACCGTCGCCGAGATCGAAACTAGGAAATCAGTCCCGCTGGTGGTCGCGGCGACCGGAATGTCATCGTGCCCATTCGCCTTGAATCTGTAGGCCAGCGACCACCCATCAGCCGGAGAGTAATCAGGAAGCGACTTGTACCAAGAAACGGAGTCGCCTGCCGTGAATGAATTCGGCTCGATGTATGGGATGTCGTATGCCATCGGTCAACGCGAGAGACCGCCAGCCACGCCGACGGATTGCACGCGTTGCCCGGGTATAATCGCCCGGTTCCGCTCACCGCCACCCGCGCCCCACCCATCCGCCACCGCCACCTGGCCGTTGTCGTCGTACCGGTCGCGCCACCGGGGCAGCTTGTTTGGGTTCCGGCTGTTCCGGCTTTGGCTCGGGCTCTGGGTCTCCGGCTCGTCGAAGCTCATAGGTTCTCGCAACCGGAACCGTCACGGGTTCTTGCGGAGTTACAACGTCCGGTTGTTGCGAGTTATTTGACGGCGGCTCTTCTTTCGCCGGTTTAGTGCTCTTGGATTTCAAGTTATCTGCGAGTGCAGCCCAGTTTGGGCGGAGGTGATAAAGGCCAGCCAGCGCGTACACCGCGCAGTCAAGCGGCTCGTTCCGTCGGCCATCGCGCAGGCTCCATTCCTGCTTGGTAAACCCGTTCCTCATCTTGACCGGGTGCGACTCCTCGGCGGTGAGCCCGAGGAAGAACTCCTCGCCCTGGTTGCCGTCCGGATGGCGGGTGAAGTGGTAGAATCCTGGGCCGGGTTCCTCCATGGCCAGCCGTCCCATGATGATGCCCTTGGCCGTGTCTGTGCCCAGCCGGAAGTGTGGCGCCCCGATGTCTCCGACCCGGGTTTCCTTTCCGATCACCGGAAGCCCCGGAGTGGATCCACCCTTGATCGCATAAACCCCGCGCGCGGTGCGCTTTTTCGTCTGCCGGATTACGTGGTCAGTCCACTTAGATGAGTCAACCATGGCCCGCACGATCCGAAGCTCGGTCCCGTCCTCGCGGTGCCACTTCTCGGCGAGTAGCGCGTCGAGCCCTTTCCATGGTTCGGGCGTGTTGTACCGGCCGCCAATGATCCTGTGCGTCACGGTCCATGATTCCTCGCCCACACCCCACGCGTACACGGTCGCCTCAAACCGCATAGCCTGAATGTCCACGCCGCAGGTCAACACCAAGCAATCATTCGGGAGGAGTTTGTATTCCTCGCGCCGCGCCATCAGGCCCTTTTCGTCAACGCTCGCAGCCTCCTCGGCCCACGTCTCGGCCAGGAAGGTGTTGGTCCAAGTCTTCAGCGCCTCCTTGCCGATCCGTTTAGCGTGCAGGTAGTCACCAGCCATCTGATGCAGCCGGTTCCGAAAGCCCTTTTTGTGTCGGAACGGGCTGTTGATTCCGTTGAGTGTGTAGCCCCTCTTGCCGTTGAATGGAGCGGTTGCTCGCCACTCGCCAGCGCGAACCATTGTGAGCCGATCGGCGTCCGTAAGAGGCGCCTTGCACGCTTCGCACTCGTACACAGCTTCCTCTGGCGTACCTTCCGGCCATTTCACCTGCGACCACTTTAGCCATTGATGCTCACCGCACTTTGGGCACGGGCAAAACCACCGGCATTGATCCGATTGAAGATATTCCGCCTCGATCCTAGATCGCCCGCTAATCGTCGGTGTCGAAGTCATCACGACGACTGCGTTGTGGTACGTCTCCGTTCTTCGGATCGCCAGCGCCACGGGGTCGCCCTCCTCTCCTGCGCTCACGGGGAACCGGTCCACCTCATCCAGCAGCACCACGCGCCGAGGTCGCCCAGCCAATCCAGACGGTGCGTTGGCTCCAACGATTGCAATGTTGCCTCCTGGGTAAGTCTTTCTGAGGATCGTGTTGCCCGAATCGCGCGACCGCGCCGGCCGGACAAGCCCCGTCAGCCTTGGCGTGTCTCGGATCTGCGGATCCAGCCGCTCCTTGCTCCACGCCTCGGCCATTTCCACCGTTGGTTGCACCATCATCACGGTGGACGGGTCAACGTCGATGAAGTACCCGACAAGGTTGTTGATCGCCTCAGTCTTGCCAAGCTGGGAGGCTATCATCATGCAAACCGTCTGCACAATCGGGTCAACCGGCGAGTCCTGAAGGTCGCGCTGGTACGGCGCGAACGCGGACGAGTACTTTCCGCGCTGGGAGGATCCTTCTGGGGACAGGTACCGGTGAGCGTCAGCCCACTGCGTTGGCGTCAGGTTCGGAGGCGGCGTCAGCGCCCGCCTCATCTTCTTCCTGATTTTTTGAAAATTCGGACCGTTGAAGGGCAGAGTCATCTAGTTTTTGAAGGTCACCCAGCAGGGCCTCTTTCGTGGTGTGTGGGATGTCCAACGCAAGCACGCGCTCGCGCATGGCGGCTGCGACCTGCTCGTTGAAGAGAATCACGGCGTCAACGTCGATGAGCCGTCCGGCGGCCACGCGGTTCTTTCGCTCGATCGCTTCGGCTTGAGCCAAGGTTAACCGGAGGTCTGCGGCGTCTTGGTCGCCAAAGAGCGCGGCCACCACTTCACGCGTTGACCACTTGCCGTCATCCCCAGGCTTAATCCCTTCGCGTGCCAACGCTTTAGCTAGCGTCCGCCAATCAACGCCAAACTCCTTTGCAGCCTTGTCGGTTGACCACCTAACCGCTTGATTGCGTGGTGTTTTTGTTTTGGACATCATGGAAATTTTCTGGCGCTAGGGAATGGGCGCACTCGTCCCC